CACTGCCGTGGGATCAATCCTCGATGCGATGCCGTAAAGGTGTTCGCTGGGCCTTGGATAAAAGCCATTGAGAAGTGCGTTTATAAGTTGAAATGGTTTGTTAAGCACACTCCAGTGCCGGATCGTCCCGCGCTGGTTGAACAGTTGAAAAAGGCCGGAGCCAGGTATTTTGGCTCAGACTTCAAGGCCTATGAGTCACACTTCATCAAGCAGTTGATGAATTCCTGTGAATGTGTACTGTTCAATTACATGCTTCAATCCTTCCCTGAAATCGCTCACGTGTTGTGCGATATAGATACTGGAAAGAATATCGGTAGGACCCGCGCTGGCGTGCAGTTTATTGTGGAAGCCAGGCGAATGTCCGGGGACATGTGGACGTCCCTGGCTAATGGGTTTTCCAATCTGATGCTTTGGTCCTTTCTTTGCGAGAAGAAGGGCACCGTTTGGGACGGGTTGGTTGAAGGTGATGACGGCTTGTTTGCTGTCTACGCCGGGGAACCGCCAACCGTTCAAGATTATGCCGATTGTGGTATGACCATTGATATTAATGAGTTCAGGGATCCAGGTCATGCATCCTTTTGTGGCATCGTTTCTGCCGATGGCTGCAATATGCGTGATCCATATGAGTTTTTGCAGAAATTTGGGTGGACGTCATCTTGCCTCCACGCTGGGGATCGGATAATGCACGAATTGTTGCTTGCAAAGGCCTTGTCCGCCATTTATGAGATGCCGCAGTGTCCTGTGGTGTCTCCTATTGCGCGACGCGCCTTGCAGATAGCCGAGGATTGGCTTCGAGCTCACAAGTTCGTTCGCACCCCGCGATTTGAGAGTGATGGTTATCATAAAGCGCCTCCCAGCGCATTTCAAGTACCTGAATACGCCCCCTCTACGACTTTGCGGGAGGGTTTCCATGAGCTGTACGGAGTATCCATAGCCGCGCAGCTTGAAATTGAATCTAAAATCATAGCAAAGGCTGATTTGGGATTCATTTCTAATTACATCTATTGGATCG